TATATCTGGCCATTTACTGGTGTTTATATTTATGTTTATATGGCTTTTAATTATCTTGTATAATCTTTCAGATGCTTTACCATCAAAAGGAGAAGGAGTGGTCTTACTGTCGCCAATTTCTTGGCGACTATTAGAACTATAAGCATTTTTACTATTATCTCTATAAGCATTTGTCGGTATTTGTCCACCCGGCGGGTTTTCGACCGTATGGATTTTAGTAAGTGTGGATTTCTTTGCATAGTACCTGACTTTTACATATCTGCTCTTCATTTTACCCTTATCGTCCTTAACTACTATGTCTTGTATGTATCCCAAGTCGAGCAACACTTTTCGTAGTTTTCTTATTTTCTTTTCAGATACTTTTAATCCTTCAGCAACAAAACAAGTTTTGGCATATGGGGTATTTGTTTTTTGCCAGACTGCGGTGTAGTAATAAAAGGTGTAAAGAGCGATAAGTCCAAAAGGGTCTTCTTGTCGTAGAAATGTGTCGATGGTTGCTTTTCGAATAACTATTGGTCTATATTTAATATCATCATTATCTTTCATGTTACTTGTCCTCTCAATTTCATGGCAATAAATTCAGCAAATTCTTCATCGGATAAATTTGCTTTGAGCCAGCTATAACCAACGTCAGCTTCTAAGTGTGAGAGTTTTTCATATATAAAAGGTGAGTAACCATGTAGAACTTCTCTATATATATGAATACATTCTAACGGTAGATTTGTATTACTTATAGGAGCTTTCCCAGTTTGTAGGAATTTCTTTAATAATGGGGTCATACAAACCCCTTATATGGAACTAAGGAACATCTACAGCCCTTATGTAGTGGAGGTTGTATATGTCTCATATTAGCTATTTGTGTAGTAGAGAATATCCTTCCATCCTGATATGTACATTCAGGACAGGCAGCAGCATCTAATTTCGACCTCCACACTAATAAATGAGTTCCTGTGAGTCTCGCTACAGCCGCATCCCTGATTTTCTTATCTTTTTTAGTGAGGGTTTCAGAAGTATTCACGTTAAAACTCCGATTAAATAAAATTATAAAAACCAGCAGAGGTGGTGTTTAATACTACAGGGCCGTGCCACGGATTCCACCAGCGTGTCTTTCTCACACGCCACCACCCCTTGCTGGCCTCAATTTTCACAGCTTCCTTTCTGTGTCATTGGAACAAACACGCTTCACCATATTAACTTTTTAATAAACGGTGGGACAGGATTCGAACCTGTGACCAACACTCGGTTAGCGAATAGGTATGACCTATTACAAGCTCTTCCAACTGAGCTACCCACCGATGAACTGAGCAAAGTTTGTCAAACCCTGCTCAATTCATTATACAACTATCCTAAGGTATGAACTTTTTAATCTACTACACATTGTTATACATCATTCTACAAATCCTATTATATTATTTTAATTTAAGTGACCATAGCACACCATCCTTTCTTCTTAATAGTTTTGCCATTCTTCACTCCATCTTAAAATAAAATGCCGCCCGCTGTACTCAGTCAGGTTAAACTGTTACAACGGACGGCGAAAAATCCATCATTTCAAATTGTATCAAACAGCCTAACCTTTAACCTACTACTATTATAACCTTTCCATCTTAAAAATAAAAGAAAAAATAAATTAAGTTAAAAATTTTCTTAACTTCTTTAATTCCTTATGTTTAGCTTCACCGGGGTCTTTGGCATCTAACACCACATTGATTGTTTCACCTTCAAAAGCACCCAGAGTATCACACAGTTTCTGTGCCTGTTTCTGAGCTTCTCTGTCATTGTCATAACATACTATTCGGCGGGGTATTTTGATTAACTGTAATACCTGCTGTTGGGTATAGTTAGAACCAAATGTAGCTACTGCACCGGGACCAATAGCCCAGACATCCAACGGCCCTTCTGTGATAATTGCACAGTGTCGCACGTAGTCTCCACCATATAGTATGTTCTTATGTGGAATAAGTTCTTCATGTGGTTCAGCACTGAGATACCTATACGTTGTTTTACCTATGGCCCTTGTCGTCCAACTGACTATCCTATTTTGGTGTAGTATAGGAATAAATAAACGCCACTTCAACCGTCCAGCTATGGCAATTCCTTTCACTTGCCATAGCCTTTGTATCTCTTTGTAATCAAACCTGCGTGTACTTAAATACCTGATGTGAATGTCCCTTAAATGACCAACACAAGAAGGGATACCAAGTATTCCTTTTGTGTTTTCTTTTGTTATGGGCTGTTCAATCACATCATCTAACTGTTCAATCAATTCTTTAATTCGTTTGTATGGTAGATTTGTCCATTCGTGTAAAACCGAAGCCAATGAATGAGTACCACATGACCAGCAGTTAATATAACCACCTGAAATGTTATACCCCATACGCCAATGGTGCGAATCTTTAGAACAAAAAGGACAGTCTATTTGCACCCAGCCGACAGTTTGATGTTCATTCCCTTCTGGTGCTCGTGGTATATCAAATTCTTCGAGTAGTTCTATAAATTTCATAGCGTGTTTCCTTTTAATTTTTCGGCCACGTAAGAAGCAAAAACATCCGCACCCGCTTTTAATATTTTCTTTCTTGCACTTTGGATAGAGGTGTGGATGCCGTTCCAGTGAAACCAAAAATCACTTGGTCCGGCGCATTGAATGATTTTATAGTATTTTTTTGGTGGCTCATCATATGTTGTACGAGATTGTATGTGTATTTTGTTCGTCATGCTAACATCCTCCATGTTTATAGAAGCTGGCTATCATGTGTTTATTAAACATGGTAGCTTTGTCATTCTCATGGTTTTTCATAGTCTTTTTGCAATGTTTACATGTAATTTCTTCTGGCGTGAGAGCACCACTATTTACAATTTTTTCCGTCACATGAGATATGCCATAATGGTGGAAAATACTAACTCGAAACATTCCACAAATTGACATATAGCCTGTCCCCCAAGAGTCTGGTATTATCCAATGTTTAGCTACTTCTTTCATTTTTTCCCTTTCAATTAGCCGTTGTCATCCATTTGACGTGCGGAATTAGTGACATCTTTCATAAAGTCCACAATAACATCACTCATTGTTTTTTCCCGTTTAGCACAATATGCTTTGAAGTAGCTCTTCAAAGTTGCTGGTATATAACGAATGTACAGTGTGCTGGTTCTTTGGTTTTTCTTTTTCAATTTCATGTTATTTTCCTTTCATACCATTTCATTAGTTGATTAAATACATTTAATTTGTTTCCTTTTTTCTTTCCATCTAACACTGATGTTATGATGGCTGCTTTTTCTTGTAATATTTTACATAATTTTTGTTCTATGGTTCCTTTCGCTACTAAATAATATACCCATACACAATTCTTTTGTCCTATACGGTGTAGTCTGTCTTCAGCTTGAATGTGGTTGCCCGGAACCCAGTCCAATTCGATGAATACGGCGGTGGAAGCGGCTGTGAGGGTGATTGCCGTACCAGCCGCGATAAACTGTCCTATGAATATGCGTGTTCCTTTCTTTTCTTGAAATTGTTTAATGTTCTTTTGTCGTTGCTTCATGGACACACTTCCGTCAATAACAACAGCTTGTTTGCCATACTTAGCTATAAGTTGCTGAATAATCTTTTTATGTAAAGCAAACACTACAAGTTTATCATCTGTTTCTTCTAAGAAATTGTCAATAAAATTAAATACACTTCGCATCTTCAATTCGGCAGCCAGTCGTTTAAGGTATCCCAATTGTACTAACTTTTCAGCGAGAAGTGCTTTCGCTGCTTTTTTCGTATCCTTATTTGCTAACCATTCGATGAAGTTGTTTTCGGCTTCCGCATATTCAGCAGGTCTGTCAATCGGCAGGGGAATAACCATTCGGCGTTTATGTGGGAGTTCGGGCAATACCTGCTCTTTTGTTCTGCGTATCATGCACGTTTTCTTTAGTTTCTCATGCAGTTCGTCCAAATGGGAAGCACCATTATCGTCCCATCCCCAAGGTAACATTCGGCGATTACAGTAGCGGAAGGCATAAGGCACAAAAGATGGAAATAGTTTAGGCACAATGAGATGCAGTGTCTGATACAATTCCTTTGGCCTGTTTGTTAAGGGTGTTCCACTTAGTGCAATTATATGTGGAATTCGCTTCCCCAAACTAATAACAGCTTTGGTGCGTTTAGCCTTGTAGGATTTTATGTAATGGCTTTCATCCAATATAAGCATATTAAAATCCATGTCTTTCAAGGTGTCTTTCCAGTATGTTAAAATATCATAGTTGATAATGGTAATGTTCCTTAGCTTAAATCGGCAGGGAGTTTGTCCACTTAGGATTCGTCCACTGAATTTGGTGTGTTTACGGATTTCACTTTTCCACACATACTTGGCAGAGGATGGACAGACTACCAGCGCAGGCAAACTTCTGGGACGTAGTTTGAGATAGTATAGAGATTGTAATGTCTTGCCAAGTCCCATTTCATCTGCCAACAACGCCCTGCCGTTAAAGTAGATGATTCTCTTTACACCACGTTTTTGGTATTTGTATGGTTTAGTCATTGAATTCGTATTCCATATAATAATCTGAGTGCATATGTTTCTGTTTCGGTTATGGCAACACACTGAACATCTGATGACTCTCCACAATGAGGATTAAGACAGCCTGTGCCATATGATGATTTTTCCATATGTTCATGTAATCTTGCGTGCATACAGTCGTCGTAATCCATTATACACTCTCCACTTTTTAATTTGTTACAAATAACTTTCATGTTATTTTCCTTATTTTAGCAACCTGTCTATTAGTTGCTTTCTTACTTTTTTGGTTTTCAGACAATTTTTACAAGTCACATCTAAAATAGACCAACAGCCATAGACTCTGTGTCTACGGATACCACAATATGTATTACAATTGTATGTGTTATTGGTTGATTTTGACATACAGGAGAAGTAATGTCTTGGTTTTAGTTTATTTTTTTTCATGTTATTCTCCTTCACACCAATAATCGTTTCAGGTCTTTGAAGCAGCGATGTATTCTAACTCTGCTCCATCCTTTGTCACGTAGGAATCGAAAAACATATTGGATGCCTATTTTGCTTTCATGTATTAATTTGTTGAAATCCATTTCGTCCTCAAATAACATCGTTATCAGAATTTTACTGTCTTCTGACAATTCATCCATTAAGTCAATTGGCAGTTTCGGTCTTGGATACAGACCTCTTACA